GTCGTGCTGGCCTGTGCATCTGCCACAACAACGTCAAATTCGCCTTGGGAAAGGTCGTTCAACGTCGATACGATAACATTCCCAAGCGGGTCCTGCCCTACGATCTGTTGTTGATTGACCGGAATGAACTGCTGGCCGTTTGGTCCCTCAATGCGGTACACCTTTTCGGCGGTGTAAAACTGCGGAATAACGCCTTTATGTCCACGCTTGCCCCAAAGCAGCTCGGCTATCTTTTTCTTAGCCTTTCTAAGCTGGTCGAAAATCGGTGCAATATGCGTGACGGCCTGTTTCTGCTTCAATTCGATAGCACGCCCGGAGGAACCGCTCGGAACGTCTGTCCCCATCTGCGCCTCATTGATGCCGGAAATTGCCGTTAAATCCTGCGTTGCTGCGGCCTCTGCCTGTATCAGCGCGGCAGGCGGGTTATTCGCCTGTCTCTCGCGTATCTTTCCGCCGGTCAATGCGCCGTCTGCTACCTGCTGGAAATGGCCCGGAACCGTGTGCTTTTCCTCAAATTCTGCAAGCTGGTCCGGGTCCATAGCGGTTTTCTCATACCATCCGCCGCCATTGGAGGTTGTGTCGAGAATATGAAGGGTCTGAATCCGCCGCTTGTTGATTTCCCGCTGCGGGTCCTTCAAATCCCGGACAAAGCCGGCAGGAATATCACCGGCTCCAAAGTAGTAACAGGTAATCGGAACAAAGGGGAACTCTCCATGCTCATACGGCGACGGCATATCTTCAAGGAGTACGGTATCGAAGAAAGAGGCATACTTGACTACCTTCCTCGTGATGGTCCTCTCTGCGTCCGGTCTTGGGTCTACCATGCCGGAGAGCAGCATTTCCATTGTCAGCTCGTCTTTGTTGATCTCCGTGCCGTCCATCATGCGGATGAGGGTCTGCTGTTCCCTTGTCTTATACCAGCACTCGACAAGGCGTATCTTTTGCGTCTCGGCCTTGAACCACAAATTATCCGCCTTTCGTGCGCTTCGGTCCGTGTAATCACTCTCGGCCCTGTCGTACACGTTGTAGGCGGCCTGTATCGCGTCTGCGTGCTCCGGGAACTGTAGCTTCAACTCGTCCTTGTCTACCCAGCGGGCACGGCAGATGTATTTGGCATCCGAAAAGTCTGCTTTGTGCGCTTCCGGGTCAACGTAAATCCCGAAGGGGTCCTCCCGGTTGATAAAGGCGTTCCCGTCGTTGATCTCGTCGTCCCATCGGTAGCCTACCGTAAGCCAACCAAGCCCGGATATGATAGCATCCAAAAAGGCTTGGCTTTCCTGTGCGTCAAAGTCGCACTCATCCATGACGAACTTTGTAACGCCCTTGCGAACTTGGCAAATCTCTATGTCGTCGCCGGTCCGGGGCTTGAAGTCTATGTCGTACCGATTGACGCGCTGATACCCGGAAACGACGTTAATGATCGGCTTGATGCGGTTGATAGTCAATACGGGCCGGTGCTGTTTCTCGAACTCGCGCACTTCCTCGTCTGTCCACTGCTGACCGGCAACGAAATCATAATCTTCCTGTGCTTCCTGCCGCCAATCGTCGGCGGCGTCCACGGCCTCACGGAACCATTGACGATAACGAGCGATGCCCTCTTTGTCGGGCACCATATCCATAGGCCGCAATTCCTCATGTATGATTTCCATGTCGTTCTCACCTCGTTATCGTGTCTTAATACGTCCAAGCGCTTCGCGTCTTGTTGCGTCTATGTCTATCCCACCTATCGACCTTCTTGGCGGGTTTCTTCATAACAGGCGTCCACGGTCTTGACAAACAGGCGTAACCAAGCGCATCTGCGGCATGATCTTCGCCCTTTGTGTCGTATGTTTCCGGCTTCGCCTTGTCATGGGCTAACATCGGGAGCGTGCGAATGAGGTTTATGCAATTCGAGAACACGAAAAGCGCGGGATGAAAATCCCCGTCCTCTGCCTCGCTCCCAATGAGCCTTTCTTTTATCGCGTTTGCCATTTCCGCCCGCCCTTTGGACGATTGCGAAAACGTCGGTAAATGCGCGTCGTATAGCGTCGCGTTCAATTCCTCGGCAATACTTGGCCCTGTAACGCCGGTCTTGGCCCAGCACGCGCAATCCAATACGCCGTGATGAACCTCGCCCTTCTTCTCGGCCTCGATGATCTTCTCACCTACTTGGCGGGCCGTCTCACCGGTGCCGACGTTAGGCTTTCCGCCCCAGCCGTACAATTCGCGGTACACCCACATGTTGCCGTCGTAGTCTATCGCGCACCAAAGGCAGGCATACGGAGCGGCGCTTCCCCAATCCATTGACCGGAACTTTAGCCAAGTATCGGGAATCGTGAACGGGGTTACAACGTGGAGATCGTTGCGCCACTGCCGGAAGAATTGCCCTTCGGCAACGCCCCAATCTCCGAGGCCGGCGACCTTGTACCTTTCGGGGTCCATGCGCTTCATGCGCTCAAACAATGCCTTGTCTGCGTCCGAGAGCCATTCGTTGCACTGATACGTTGTGGTCATAGCCAGCACATCGTCGTCGGGCCGGTCGAAGAACCTGCCCTTAATCCAGCACCCGGAATCCCAAGGATTGAACGTGAGGAGCCAGTGGAGGTAATACCCTTCCGGCATGATGCCGCGCAAGGATTCGTCTACACGGTCAAAGGCTTCTTCGTCAATCTCGTAAGCTTCCTCCGCCCATGCCCAGCAAATATAGCCCTTCTTGACCGTGATCGAGGTAATTTTCAGGGCGTTATCCATGCCGCGAAAGAGAATCTTCTGTCCGGTCGGTATGTATTCGAGCTCTAACGGCGAAACGCGAGATTTCCACCACTGGGAAACACCCAAGCGGTCAATGGCCCAAAGAAGCTGAGCCATGCACGAATCTTTCAGCGATTCAGCCGTCTGCCGGATAACCAGCGCGTTGGATAGGGGATATTGCATCATTCTGACGATGATCTTCAAAGCTGCGGTGGTCGATTTTTTCGACGCTCTCGAACCTTTGCAGACTACGTAACGCTTTTTGCTGCGGAAAAACTCATCATACCCGCCGCCAACCACTTCGCGAAGCGAAATCTCTTTTGCCTTTGGCTTAGAGGTCATCGCGAATTACCACCGGAATAGCGCCGGAAACTTCGACCTGTGAACGATCGAGGAAAGCGCCCTGCGTTCTAAGCAACAATTCAGCCGCTTTTGTGACCTCTCTAAGCGCTGGGGATTTTGATAACCGCTGGCCGGTGGAAAGAATCACTTCTTCCGAGGCAAGCTGTCTGACGATCTCTGTTAGCCTCTCCTGCATTTCAGCAATATCGGCAATAGCTTTGCTGTGCGGTCTCACTTCTTCGTTCAGCTTCTCGATATAGGCCGCAATATGGGGGTTTTTGGGTAACTCTTTAGCATTAGTCATCCAATCTTTCCCCTTGGTACTGTAACCAGCGGCCGCATAAGCTCTTGTTGCTACACCGCATTTTACATATTCCTCCGCGAACAACTTTTGTTTCTTGCTTAATTTCGTGCCCTTAATCACCGCTAATCACACCACCTTTTTCAGCGAAGGGCGTTTTGGAATTGGGAGGAGGCAATAAAACCAAAACCAACAACGCCCAAAGCCTATAAATAACAAGAGCCGCTGCCTCGTTGGAAGATCACGAGGCGCGGCCCGATACTGCTCACTACGATTATACCATTCAAAAACGACTTTTTTATGCCATATAAAATTTTTCAAAAAAAATCTAAAAAAAGATTGACATACTTAGCCAAGTATGAGATAATACGATTAGAAAGAGGTTAGCCAAGTAGGAACAACAAGAAAGGAGTAATGACAATGACAACTCAAGAATTATGGGATGTAGTCAACAAGGCTGACACGCTGGACGAAATCCAAGATGCAGAAAAGATCGTGAACGCTTCGGACGCTGACATCGACACCTACGACGATCTCATGAACGCGCTGGCGTACAAGACGCGCGAATGGTATCACGAAGGGAGGTACTAAGCATGGCATACGCAAGAAAGACTACCGACGTTTGGGAGGTTTGGAGCAATTACGGGTACGGATGGGAAGCGGAGTGCACCGGAGAGAACTTAGCCGACGCGCGGCGGCTCCTGCGAGAATACAACGAGAACGCCCCGCAAGGCCAGCACAAACTCCGGCACCGCAGAATCAAGAAGGAGGCGCAATAACAAATGTTTTTCAATCTCACCAAACTTTACATCGGGTCCCGCTTGATCGGTGACATCCAACGAATCGACAACGACAACGAGACCTACACCTTCACACTTTGGGACAACGACGAAACCGTTACAACCGATAAGCTCGATGCCTTGGACGTGCTGATGGGAGCCGGAGACAGAATCGTAATTCCCGAATAACGGAAATTAGGAGGCGGAAACAATGAAACAAAAAAAACGCACCGCGCAAAAACTGGAAACGCTCGCCGCAAGGATTGACGACATATTGACCGAAGCGGCCAAGAACGGAGAAAAAGGAAACCACATAGACGAGGCAATTCTTAAACGAATTAAAGACGCTTACTTCTCTATAACTGGATGTGTAATGCTTCTTAATTCTTAACGCAGAGTGACAGCCCTTCGGGGCTGGTAATGCGGGCAGGGCAATCGCCCCGGCGGTCACAACCCCGCACTCGTCAGAGCAGACGCAAAAATCCTCAGAGGACAGAGGT